GGTAGTCATCAAACTCAAAGCACCACCGCTAAAATTATATGAAGGAGAAATCAAAGACCGTATTGTCATGCGCTTACAGCCTAATCCTCATCTCGATATCCGTATGGATATTAAGTCACCTGGGCTCAATGACGACTTGGAAGTGGCAACACTCACCCACTCCTATCCACAGGACAGGGCAATAGATGGTTACGAAAAACTTCTTTACGATGCTATTAATGGCGACCAGTCACACTTCGTCCATGCCGATGAAGTTATGGAATCATGGAGAATCGTTGATGACCTTCTCTGTACTGGTGACAGCTGTCCCATTCGTACTGTTCCTTACATCTATACTGGTGGATGGGGACCACAGTACAAAGTAGATCGTATCACTGATTGGGATTATCCAGCATGAAAAAAGAAGACGAAGAAAAGAAAAAGCGAATAGAACAGATCAGTAAGCATCTTCATCCTCACGATGATGAACCTGATCCGACTGCTCATATGGGGAACTATAACTTTCCTCAAATGCTTTTTGCTTTCTGCCTCGGATTCTGTACCATGTTTGTCTTGGTAGTAGATGAAATAAATGATTTCAAAGGTTGTCCTTTCCCCGAGTATTTCGATGAACCACGTTCAACTGTTCGTTAGACACGTTATGAATACCCCATGGTGCTTAGGTGTCATGGGGTTTTGTCTTGTATTTGTTCCTATCATAGGTATGCACCTTGTACATAAATATGGATGGGAACACTGGGAACCTTTCGATAGGAGTCACAAATGAACCCTGTAATTTTAATTGGGTGCTTCACACCCCTCATCATCATCTTCATTGTGATGAAACTTGCTGTTTGGATTGAAGCCGTAAATGCTGAACAGGATTATGTTAGACGAGAACCTTTACGAAAACGAGGACCCTTCGTGGAGAATCCATATGCTGACGTTGATGAAGAGGAAGAGGAATATGGAGATCGAACAGATTATAGATGAGGCACTTGAAGAATACTACAATGAAAAAGGTCGTCCCGTCCCTCGCTGGAAGAAAGAAAAATATTCCTGGTGGCGTGAATATCTAGAGTCACTAGGAATGGATCCCAACAACCCATGAACGAAGAACCAGATTACGACTATAGTGTTAATTTGACCATAGAAGACATCCATCTTCTACATCACTGTGTGCTGAAAAGAATTGAGAACTGGGAAGGGTCTCCCTCACGACATCCCAGTGAGCAGGAGCATTTGTGGTACTTGAGAGATTCATTATATCGTATGGTATTAGAATATAAATTCGAAAACATGTAGTTTCCTTATCAAATTGTAATCATTCTTCACACTATTTTTTCCTAGATACAGTATACTAACGTTACATTACGGACAACTACCATGGAATCAGACCGAGAATTTTCAGACCTTACTATGAGTAGGGTCGAATGTGAAAAGTGTGGTGCAACATGGATTAACGGGCAACACATTTGGTCAGGTACAGGAGCAAAAGGAAACGATGTTGATCTTGCTGGGTTGGTCTGTAATAATCTTGGTGATGACCGTTGTATCAATCCAAGCAGAGGGGTGGACGGTGGTGACACATGGGAGAAGAGAATGGAAGACCTCGACAAGTTTGGTGAGAAGTATGACGAGGGAGAATCCCAGTGGTGGAATAAATAGTTACATATGAATAGTATGTAATGGGTGCTGGAGACGACATTTATCTTGGTAATCCGCTTCTAAAAAAAGCGAATGTAAAGATTGATTTTACCAAGGAACAAGTTGAAGAATATGTTAAGTGTGCTAATGATCCAGTATACTTTACCAAGAACTATGTACAGATCGTTTCACTTGACGAAGGTCTAGTACCATTTAAAATGTGGGACTTCCAAGAAGAACTGATTAGGAAGTTCCACCACAACAGATTTAACATTGCTAAACTACCTCGACAGACTGGTAAGTCTACTACGGTTGTTTCTTATCTGTTGCACTATATTCTGTTCAACGACAACGTTAATATCGGCATCCTAGCGAACAAAGCATCCACTGCTAGGGACCTTTTGGCAAGACTTGCAACAGCATATGAAAACTTACCTAAGTGGATCCAGCAAGGCGTGGTAGTATGGAACAAAGGAAACATCGAATTAGAAAATGGCAGTAAGATATTGGCAGCTTCTACGTCTGCAAGTGCTGTCCGAGGTATGTCGTTTAACATCATCTTTCTCGACGAGTTCGCGTTCGTCCCGAATCACATTGCTGACTCGTTCTTTGCCTCTGTTTATCCTACTATTACTTCTGGTAAAAGCACGAAAGTAATTATTATCTCTACCCCACAGGGTATGAACCACTTCTATAAAATGTGGATGGATGCTGTTAACGGCAGAAACGGATACACATACCACGAAGTACATTGGTCTCAGGTTCCTGGTAGGGATGCTGAGTGGAAAGAACAAACAATTAAAAACACATCCCAACGACAGTTCACACAGGAATTTGAGTGTGAATTCTTAGGATCGGTTGATACATTAATCTCTGCCGCCAAACTCAAGGCACTAGTGTTTGAAGAACCTATTACTAGGAACAAGGGATTAGATGTATATGAAAAACCAAAAGAAAAAGCAGAATACTTAATGACAGTTGACGTTAGTCGTGGCATCGGTGGCGACTACTCTGCTTTCATTGTGTATGATATTACTACTGTTCCTTATCGTATTGTAGCCAAGTACAGGAACAATGAAATCAAACCCATGCTATTCCCTAGCGTCATCAATGATGTTGCCAGGGGATATAATAATGCCTGGGTATTGTGTGAAGTGAACGATATTGGTGATCAAGTAGCATCTATTCTAAATTTTGATCTAGAGTATCCTAACGTTCTCATGTGTGCTATGAGAGGACGTGCTGGTCAGATTGTTGGACAGGGATTCTCTGGTAACAAAACACAACTTGGCGTCAAGATGAGTATTACTGTTAAAAAAGTTGGTTGTGCTAACCTCAAACAGATTATTGAAGATGACAAACTTATCTTTAATGACTACGATATTATCAATGAGTTGACTACATTCATTCAGAAAAAGCAATCATTTGAAGCTGACGAAGGATTCCACGATGACCTTGTAATGTGTATGGTTATCTTCGCTTGGTTGGTTCAACAAGATTACTTCAAAGAGATGACTGACAATGATATTCGTCAGCGTATCTACGATGAGCAAAAGAATCAGATTGAGCAGGACATGGCACCATTCGGATTTATTACTACGGGTCTAGAAGGTGACGAAGGGTTTGTCACTGATGGTACAGTGTGGTATGGAGATACTCAAGAAGATGTTGGATATATGTGGGACTATAGGTAATGGACTTAAGCGATCAGTTTTCTCTAGATCATTTAATATTCAAGGAAAGAACTTGCCGTACATGTGGTAAGACTAAGAGTTTGATGGATGACTTTTACTTAACAAGAAAAGATAGAGCAACTGTAGCATCGGCATACTCCTATGAATGTAAAGTATGTACTGTAAAGAGAGTTTTAGAAACTAGAAAAAATAGAGATACCACTACCATGTGGGACTATCCAGACTGGTAATGTTCACGTTTTGTTTCCCCACTCAAGGAGTCCAAAATAATAAATAATTTTAGATTAATATCTGGATACCTACAGGAGAAAAACACATGGCAAGTCTTATCTCGCCTGGTATTGTAATTAAAGAACGTGATCTAACTGCTGGTGTAGTTGGTAACAGTCAAGCAATCACTGCTGCTTTTGCCTCGACATTTGCTAAAGGTCCCGTTGGAGAAATTACAACTATCAGCAGTCAAGCCGAACTAGTTGAAATGTTTGGCAAGCCCAGTGCTGCCAACGCCGAAGATTATTTCGTTGCTTCCGAATTTCTAGGTTACGGCGGTAGACTCGCTGTAATCCGTGCCGAAACTGGCACAAACTCCGCCAACTCTGGCGCTAACGCTTCACTCAATGTCAAGAACTCTGTTGATTGGATGAGCGGTCTTGGCACTGGCGAATCGTATGTTGCTAAGACTCCTGGTGAGTGGGGCAACTCTCTACGTGTTATCGTTGCTGACCGTGGTGCTGACCAAATCATCACCCTCGCCACAGTTCCTACTTCTGTTCCAACAGCAGGCGGCGCTGTAACATTTAACCTCGATGGTGGCGGCACTGCTACTGCTGAAGTTATCTCGTATGCCGACAAAGTTCTAACCGTTGTACTCGACGATCCTTCTCGTTTGATCACAACTGCTGATAACCTAGAAGACGGTCCTACCGACATTGTTATCAGTTCTGTTGCTGACTGGTGGTCCTCCACTAGCGTTGGTGGCGTTTCTCTTTCTGCCATCGGTCCTCGTCCTGGCACGTCTGCTTATGCTGCTGCTCGTAACATCAAGTATGACGAAGTTCACGTTGCTGTTGTAGATAGAGACGGTGGTATCTCTGGTACTGCTGGAACAGTTATCGAGCGTCTCCTTTATCTCTCCAAACTATCTGATGGTAAGGGCGCTGAGAACCAAGCAACTTACTACAAGGATGCTATCAATAATGGTTCTGAGTACATCTATCACGGCACTACAGTTGTTGGTGCTTATGCTCCTGCTTCTGATAACGCTGGTGATACCTGGGGTCAAGCATCTGGTACTGCTGGTTTAGATGCCTTCACCCTTGCTCTTGCTACCTCTACTGATCTCAGTGCTGGCGACAGCGACTACGACTACACCTCTGGTGAAATCGTCGATGCTTACAACCTCTTCACTGAAGCAGACACCACGGACCTAGCATTCGTCATCATGGGTGGCGGCATGGGTATTGAGAATGACACCAAACTCAAAGCTGGTGCTGTCATGGGTGTTGCTCAAAGTAGAAAAGATTGTATCGCTTTCGTTTCTCCTCATAGAGAAAATCAGATTGCTGCTACTGGTGGTGCTCTCAGCAGATCTCTCCAGAAGACTCAGACAATCAACTTCTTCAATACTCTAGCATCTACTTCTTACGCTGTATTCGACAGTGGTTATAAGTACATGTACGACCGTTTCAACGATGTCTATCGTTGGATTCCATGTAACGGCGACGTTGCTGGTCTCTGTGTTTCCACTTCTGCTTCTACCGAAGATTGGTACTCCCCTGCTGGAACTAACCGTGGTGGTCTAAGAAATGCTGTGAAACTAGCATTCAACCCAACTCAAGCTGATAGAGACGAACTGTATCAGGCAAGAATCAATCCTATTGTTTCTCTCCCTGGTTCTGGAACCGTTCTATTCGGTGACAAGACTGCTCTTGCTTCTCCTTCTGCCTTCGACAGAATTAACGTTCGTCGTTTGTTCCTTGCTATTCAGAAGAGAGCAGAAGGTCTTGCTAAAGGTGTACTGTTTGAGCAAAACGATGCTACAACCAGAGTTGGTTTTGCTTCTGCCTTGAATTCCTTCCTGGCTGAAGTCCAAGCAAGAAGAGGAGTCACCGACTTCCTCGTAGTTTGTAATGAAACGAATAACACCGCTTCTGTTATTGACCGTAACGAATTTGTTGCTGAGATTTACGTCAAGCCAACCCGTTCGATCAACTACGTCACGGTTACCCTCACGGCAACCAAGACTGGTGTTTCCTTCAGTGAAGTAATCGGTGGTTGATTAATTTATTCACTTCACAAACGTATTAGAGGAAAACAACAATGGCAACACGTATTAATCAATTCATTACCCAAATTGGGCAGGGCGTTAAGCCCAATATGTTCTCGGTTGATATTCAATTCCCTGGATCGAACCTATCTTCTGGAACAGTTTCTGACGCTGACCGTGAGTTGGTCAACGTACTTTGTAAGTCCGCTGCTCTACCCGCTTCGAACCTAGGTGTTATCGAAGTTCCTTTCCGTGGTAGAACAGTTAAGATCGCTGGTGATCGTACCTTCGATACTTGGACCGCTACGTTCTTCAACGACAAGGACATGAAGATTCGTTCCTTCTTCGAATCTTGGTTGGAATCCATGAACACCCATGAGGGTAACTACTCTCCTAACTTCGTTCCTACGAGCGAAGATGGTGGTTACATGGCAACTCTCGATGTTAAGCAACTTGAGAAGCATGGTGTTGAGGGTGGTCAAATCCTCAGACAGTACCAACTTCAACATTGCTTCCCAACCAATGTCTCCCAGATTGATCTTGCTTATGATAGCAATGATCAGGTTGAAGAGTTCTCGGTTGAATTCCAGTATTCTTACTGGAAGGTTGTCAGTCCAACTGACAGCAACCTAGAGGGTGGCGACTCTGGTAGAGATGGCACCACGAATCTGATCGAACTTTGATCTAATAAATAGATCTATAGGAACATAGATCTATTGAGATGAGTCAACTCTTCGGTTTTATTATTAATAAAGGCGGTGAGGATAGGGGTCAATCCCCTATCCCACCAAATCAGGATGACTCCGTAGCGGTAGCCGCTGGGGGTCATTTTGGTACTTATGTGGATGTCGATGGCTCACAGGGTCGGAATGAATACGAACTGATCAAGCGTTATAGAGATATGGCGCTTCATCCAGAGTGTGACTCTGCTATTGACGAGATTGTAAATGAGTTTGTTGTCAGTGATGCTGATGATTCTCCTGTTGAGATTGAACTTTCTAACCTAGATGTCAGTGCTGGGGTGAAGAAAAAGATTCGTGATGAATTTAATTACATCAAAAAACTTTTAAATTTCGACAAAAATGCTCACCAAATCATTAGGACTTGGTACATCGATGGTCGTACATATTACCACAAAGTTATCGACTTGGACAAACCCAAGCGTGGTATCCTAGAACTTCGTTATATCGATCCTCTAAAATTACGTAAAGTTAGACAGAAGATCAAGAGTCCAGAAGCAGCATCTCAAGGAGCAAAAGGAACTGCTCTTGAGTATGACTGGGGTGACTACATCGATTATTATATCTACAATCCCAAGGGTTATGCTAATGCCATGACCGTCAATGCCACATTTGATTTTGCTTCTGCTAATGGAATCAAAATGGCAGCTGACTCTATTGCTAAGTGTAACTCAGGTCTAATGGATCTGAACAAAAAGCAACCATTAAGTTTCCTACACAAAGCAATCAAGTCACTCAATCAACTCCGTATGATTGAGGATTCCCTTGTTATCTACAGATTGTCACGTGCTCCCGAGCGTAGAATTTTCTACATTGACGTTGGCAATCTACCTAAGGTCAAAGCGGAACAATATCTTCGTGACGTGATGGCACGTTATCGTAACAAACTTGTTTACGATGCCAGCACTGGCGAGATCCGTGATGACAAAAAGCATATGAGTATGCTAGAAGATTTTTGGTTACCTCGTAGAGAGGGTGGTCGTGGAACTGAGATTTCTACACTACCTGGCGGACAGAACCTTGGCGAACTTAAGGACGTTGAGTATTTTAAGAAGAAACTCTATAACTCTCTCAATCTTCCTCCTTCTAGACTCACAGACGATAACAAAGGATTTAACCTCGGTAAAACCACTGAAGTCCTCCGTGACGAACTCAAGTTTAGTAAGTTTATCGGAAGACTACGTAAGAGATTTAGCGAACTCTTCCACGATATTCTCAAGACCCAACTCATCCTCAAGGGAGTAATTGCTCCCGAAGATTGGGATGAAATGGAAGAGCATATTCAATATGACTTCCTGTTTGACAATCATTTCAATGAGTTAAAAGAACAGGAGATGATGTTACAGAGAATGAATCTTGTCACCCAGATGGATCCATTCCTCGGTAAGTATTTCTCCGTTGATTACATCCGTCGCCAGATCCTTCAGCAGACTGAAAAGGAAATGAAGGAAATGGATAAGCAGATTAAGGGAGACATTGATTCTGGTCTTGCTATGAATCCTGCTGATATTAATACGTTTGATATGATGGATCGTCAAAATGATGCTTTTGCTCCAGAACTAGAAGCACAAGCAGCTGATGATGCTCATGCTAGAGAGATTGAAAAGATGAAGGCAATGCCGAAACCCTCTCCAGCGCCAAGTAAAAAAACTGATAAATAACTAATAACCCGTTTTTATGTTATGTCTGATCAACCATTAGATTCTGAAGTGCTCAATGTTGTTAACTTAATTGCTGACAAGAAACGAGCGGATGCCCTCGATGCCATTGAGGATATCTTATTTGCTAAAGCATCAGAAACAATTGATACATATAAGAAGACCGTAGCTAATACGTTCTTTGATGAACCAACAGGAGATACTCCAGAAGAACAATGAAACTAATTACTGAAAGCATCGAAGACATCCGTATCCTCACTGAGGAAAAGGATGGTGAGAAGCACCTTTACATCGAAGGTGTATTCCTCCAATCGGAAATTAAGAACCGTAACGGAAGAATCTATCCTTTCGATGTTCTCAATAAAGAAGTTGAAAGGTATTCTGAAGAGTATGTCAAAGCTGGTCGTGCCCTAGGTGAACTAGGTCACCCTGACGGTCCCACTGTCAATCTTGATCGAGTGTCACACAAGATCACATCACTAAAGGCAGAGGGTAACAACTTTATGGGTAAAGCAAGAATCCTTGATACTCCCATGGGTAAAATTGCCAAGAGTCTCCTCGGTGAAGGTGTAAAACTTGGTGTTTCTTCTAGAGGAATGGGTTCTCTCAAAGAAGAAAATGGCGTGAAGTATGTTAGTGATGACTTCATGCTCGCCACTGCTGCTGATATTGTAGCGGATCCTTCTGCTCCTGACGCTTTCGTCAACGGAATTATGGAAGGTAAAGAGTGGGTTTGGGAAGGCGGATTACTCCGTGAAAAACAAATCCAAGAGATAAAAAAGGAAATCGATAACGCTTCCAAGGTAGAACTTGAGGAGAAAATGCTACAAGCATTCGATAAGTTCCTTTCAAATCTTTGAATTCATAAATAATCTTAGAATAATCATTTAGATACTTACGAGGAAAACTCAAATGTCAGATATGCTTAACGAAAAGTTTGAGGAGTTTGCCAGTGAGCACGCTGCTGTTCTTGCTGAGGCTGGAGATCCAATGCCAACAGTAACCGCCGCTGTTCTCCCTGGTGATGCTGCTGCCTCAGGTCAGTCCAATACTGCCGTAAATGCTAAAGCTTCCAGTGGCGAAAGTGCTACAGGACATGCTGCTCCACTTCAGCCTGGTATCGCTATCGGTCAAAAGGCACCTCAAGAAGTTAACAGCGTAACCACTACTCCTCATGAGCATGATGAGGATGGCGATGAGAATCCTGGTGCTAAGGCTGCTGCTCCTATCTCGGGTGGTATTACTGGCGAACCAAACCGTGGTGGTTCTAACACCGATCTTCCTAATGGAACTGCTCCTAAGTTCGGTGCTGAAATTGCCTACGGAACCAAGGAAGGCGGTAGCGTAACCTACCCCATCAAACCTAAGTTTGAAGACCTCGACGTATCTGCTGATGTTTCTGCTCTCACCGAGGGTACTGAACTCAGCGAAGAGTTTGCTGAAAAAGCAAAAACAATTTTTGAAGCTGCTGTTAAGTCTAAGTTGTCTGAAGAGTGGACCAAACTCGAAGAGCACTACAAGACACAACTCACCGAGCAAGTCGAAGCTGTTAAGAAAGAACTTGCTGAAGAAGTTAACGGCACCGTCAACTACGCTGTCACCAAGTGGCTTGAGGAAAACCAAGTTGCTGTTGACCGCGGAATCAGAAATGAGATCACTGAAGACTTCATTAGCGGTCTGAAGAATCTCTTTGAAGAACACTACATTAATATCCCCGACGAAAAAGTTGATGTCGTCGAAGGTATGACTGAAGATCTTTGTAAGATGGAAGAACGCCTCAACGAACAGGTTAAGGCAAATATTGAACTTCAAAATCGTCTCAATGAGTCTGCTAAGCAGATCATCGTCAAGCAAATTGCCGAAGATCTAGTAGACACACAAAAGGACAAACTAGCATCCCTCGCTGAGGGAGTTGAGTTTACTTCTGAGGAGGAATTCTCTAAGAAACTCACCACTATCAAAGAGTCATACTTCCCTAAGGAAGGTGCTCCTAAAGTAGTTGCTGACGAAACCCCAGTGGAAGCAGAAGAGGTATCACCAGCAATGGCAATGTACCTTCAGGCAATGAACCGCTGGAATCAGTGATTTCCTAAATAATTCTATCCACATTTCCTAACAAACATCGGAGAAACTAATGTTTAACGCACAACATCTCCAGGAAAAGTGGTCCCCTGTTCTTAACCATGGCGAAGCTCCTGAAATCCAGGATCGCTACAAGAGAGCAGTGACCTCTGTACTCCTGGAAAACCAAGAAAGAGCTCTTCGTGAAGAGCGCGGTATGATCAATGAGGTCGCCGTAAACTCACTAGGCGCTAGCACCGTCACCCCTCCTGGTTCGGCACTCGCTTCCAACAATACCGCTGGTCTTGCTGGTTTCGATCCCGTACTAATCAGCCTCGTTCGTCGTGCTATGCCTAACCTTATGGCATATGACGTATGTGGTGTCCAGCCTATGTCTGGTCCCTCTGGTCTTATCTTCGCCATGAGATCCCGCTACGAGAACCAAGGCGGCGAAGAGGCACTCTTCAACGAGCCTGATGCTGGCTTCACTGCTGGTCTCGACGCTAACGCTGGTGACTACACCCCACGTACTGGCGCTGGTGTCGGTGGCGACGCAGAAGGTAACAACCCTGCTCTCCTCAACGACGCTTCCCCTGGCACCTACGAGGTTCCCCGTGGTTTCTCTAGAGAAGATCTTGAGCAAGCTGGCGATGCTGGTAAGCTGTTCCGTGAGATGTCCTTCAGCATCGAGAAGACCTCTGTGACCGCTAAGTCCAGAGCACTCAAAGCTGAGTACACCTTGGAACTCGCTCAAGACCTCAAGGCGATCCATGGTCTAGATGCTGAGCAAGAGCTCGCTAACATCCTGTCTAGCGAAGTCCTTGCTGAGATCAACCGTGAAGTCGTCCGTCGTGTCTACAGCGTTGCTAAGCCTGGTGCTCAGAACAACGTTGCTAACGCTGGCATCTTCGACCTTGACGTTGACAGCAACGGTCGTTGGTCCGTTGAGAAATTCAAGGGTCTTCTCTTCCAGATTGAGCGTGACGCTAACGCTATCGCCCAAGAGACTCGTAGAGGAAAGGGCAACTTCCTCATCTGCTCTGCTGATGTTGCTTCCGCCCTCGCCATGGCTGGCGTCCTCGACTACTCCTCTGGTCTCACTGGCGCTGGTGGTCCTGCCATCGGTACTGTTGATGACACTGGCAACCTCGCTGTTGGTACTATCAATGGTAGAATCAAGGTCTATGTCGATCCTTACTCCGCTAACCTAAGCGACAAGCACTACTACGTAATGGGTTATAAGGGCACCTCGCCTTATGACGCTGGTCTCTTCTATTGCCCATACGTACCCCTCCAAATGGTTCGTTCCATCGATCCTAACAACTTCCAGCCCAAGATTGGCTTCAAGACTCGTTACGGCATGGTTTCCAACCCATTTGTTACCACTAACGGTCTGTACAATGGTACTCCTGACGGTGAGACCCTCACCGCCAACGCCAACATGTACTACCGTCGTGTTCAGGTCACCAACCTCATGTGATCTAAACCCCACGGATTGTCAGGGACCTCTCACAGGGGTCCCTTTTTTATTAAATACCTATAGAATATGGAGGTACTATGTCCACAGGTTCCGTGACCAAGACAGACCTACTCGCTAGAGTGTACAAATTGAAGACCGCCCTTTACAACGGTTCAAGACAAGACAAGAATGGTGACTGGCACGATGGTGCTCATCATGCCTATAATGAAATCCTAAACATGTTGAACGAATACGTCCGATGAGAAAAGACCTGGACAACACAGACGGTATGCTACCTGACACAGACGAAAAGGTTCTTCGAGAGCGTTGTGCTAAGATGAAGAACGAAATCCTTATGGAGGAACCATGCCCGATTTACGAAGCAACAGAGGAGGACTGGAATGACTTCTGGTACAACTACGATGAATGAAGACTGGCGTTATAGTGACTCTCGTATGAAACTTCGCCAAGAAGTTTATAACATTCTTCTCAAAAAATTTGGTTCTGAACTAAACGAAGACGGATCTCCAGTACATAGTATGGAGAGTATTACTGAGTGTTGTCATGACTGGGTAAGTCAGGGACATGCTATCTCCTCAGGTATCGTCGCTTACTACCAGGCATATTACGCTAAATAGTAATGCTTGGGAAGTTGACATATGCCTGCTGAATGGTATAAGGAACAAATTGGAAATCGTAACTACCTCTCTCCTGTTGGATTCAAACTCCAACTGGAAAAATTTAGAGGGGTAGATTTCTTTTGTCAGCGAGCTAACCTTCCTGATGTTTCTGTGCCTTTCACCGAAGTCCCCACTAGGTTCCGTCAATTTCCTATCGTAGCTGGTGGCGGGGTTACATACGGGGACTTGTCGGTGACATTTATTGTTGATGAAGAGTTAATCAATTGGAGATCAATCTACGATTGGATCCGCCAGAACGGTGTGTCCGAAGAACACATGCCAACAGTGGATCCAGAGTACAGTGCTGGTCAACTGTTGATCTACACTTCATCATACAATGTCAATCACGTCATTGACTTTGAAAATCTTTTTCCAATCAGTATATCTGAAATGAGTTTCGATGCTACATCTAATGACATCGAATACTTTACAGCGCAAGTAACTTTCAAGTATACTGGGTACACAATACGAGATGAGGCATTCGCCATTTCTACATGAACTTTGACAAACTACATCATAAATTTGAACAAATTAAATCTGAATGGGCAGAAGACAGTCACGTAGAGTTTGAGTTTAAGAACAAGAACTACAGTGCTGATCTCGGCAAGATCTCAATGGAGATCCCTTTCCAGCATAATAAATACTTAAACCATTACACCGATCTTTCACAGATTAAAACTAGTCTGGAATTTGAAGTCCGTAAGTTGATCCGAGAAAAGAGAGAGTATTACAGCGGGGAGGCAGAAGCAAAAGTATACGCTGAGAAACCTTTCGGATCAAGTATCAAAACCGCCGACAAGATGAGAGTCTATCTTGAGTCGGACGAAGACATCATTAACCAAGAAGCAAAGATTAAATACATTGATCAAATGCTATATTTTTTAGACAATGTTTTGAAGATGATTTCACAACGAAATTATCATGTGAGGAACGCTATCGAATGGGAGAAGTTTATTAATGGAAACTAATGTCCCTGATTACCGTCAAGAAAAAGAACGAGGTTTACCTCACTCTCAATTCTGAGCAACACGTTCATCAAGAACTAGCGGATTACTTTTCTTTTGAATTACCAGAGGCAAAGTTCCTAAAGCGGCAACCTAGGTTTAGATACTGGGATGGTATGATTCACCTGTACTCTCCTGCTACGGGTGAATTGTATGGCGGATTACTTCCCCATCTAAAAGAATGGTGTGCTGAACGAAAGTATAGATTAAGTTACGAACCCAACGACTGGTACGGAGATGTGGAGGAACCTAATGGGTTCGTTTCCCCCAAGGGTGTAGCAGATTTTATGAATAGTATCTCTAAGTACAAACCTAGAGACTACCAATACATGACAGTGTATAAAGCACTGAAGAACAACAGAGGGTTGTTTTTGTCACCGACAGGATCGGGAAAGTCTCTTATGATCTACAGTATCGTGAGGTATTATGCTCAGGCAGGTAAGAAGATTCTGCTTGTGGTTCCTACCACCTCACTGGTAGAGCAGATGATAAAAGATTTTAAGGACTATGGATGGAAAGCCGAAGAGTATTGTCATACCATTTATTCGGGCAAAGATAAGAATACTGATAAACCAGTTATCATCTCAACCTGGCAATCAATCTATAAGTTTCCCAAAAGATACTTCGATGACATTGACTGTGTTATCGGTGATGAGGCACATCTATTTAAGTCGAAGAGTCTGACTGGTATCATGACCAAACTCCATAACGCTAAGTATCGTTTTGGATTTACTGGTACGCTAGATGGTAGCAAGACACACAAGTGGGTCCTGGAGGGTCTGTTTGGTGCCTGTGAGAAGGTGACTAGGACAGATGATCTAATCAAGCAAGGACACCTCTCCAAGTTCCGTATCAAGGTGCTGGTGTGTAAGCATGAATACAAATATTTTGAGGACTATCATGCTGAGATGGAATACATCGTTGAGCATGAGAAACGTAACAACCTAATCAAGAATCTGGTTAGAGACATTAAGGGTAACACCTTGGTGTTGTTCAACTATGTGGAGAAGCATGGTGAACCACTTTATGATTTGATAAATAACAATATATCAGACCGTGAAATCTTTTTTGTTCATGGTGGTACGGATGTAGAAGATAGAGAAGAGGTTCGTAAACTTACCGAAACCCAAGACAATGCTATCATCATTGCTTCTTACGGAACGTTCTCTACTGGCATCAACATTAAACGTTTACATAACATTATTTTTGCTTCCCCGAGTAAGTCACGGGTACGTAATCTCCAAAGCATTGGACGCGTCCTCAGGAAAGGCGATGGCAAGGACATAGCAACACTATATGATATCGCTGACGATATCTCTTCTAAGAGTAGAACTAACTATACTCTCAATCACTTGACAGAAAGAATTAAGATCTACCAAGAGGAAAATTTTAAGTATGAAGTAATACCTATCAAACTGAAATAATATGGAAGACGAATTTTATTCAACAATCAAATTAGTAACAGGTGAAGAAATAGTTGCCAAAGTTTGTTACATGGAAGAGGAGCACTCGCTCCTCCTAGAAAATCCTAAGAAAGTAACAGAAATAAAGCAACGTAAGAATGGCGAGATAGTAGAAGGATTTGTTCTAGTAGACTGGATTCATTCAACATATGAAAATATGTTTGTTCTACCAATGGAACGAGTTCTCACTATGTCTGAACTAGACAAACGAATTGAAATATACTATCTGTCTATTGTAGATGGTAATGATGCAGAAGACATTGGTAAAGTACAACCTTCTAAACTCAATCAAAGAATGGGTTATCTAGGTTCTGTGAAAGAGATGAAAAAAACACTAGAAAAGATCTATAAAATAAGCTAAAAGCTATATCTCTCTTGAACCCTTGACAGAGTTATTGTACTGAGTTTCTGAGGATCTGTCAAGCTGGTTGACAACAACCCAGTCCTAGATTATACTGTACACAAGGTAAGCAAATCCAAACATGTCTTATGTCGAAGAAGAACACAGAGTATTATGTAAATAACAAAGACTTTCTGGAGGCGATCACCGTTTTCAAGAACAAGGTTCGTGAAGCAGAAGAACAAGGAAAGACACGTCCGAGGATTTCTCCCTACATTGGCCACTGCTTTCTGAAAATTGCTACCCATCTGTCTTACAAACCTAACTTTGTTAACTACACCTTCCGTGAAGACATGATCTCCGATGGTGTGGAAAACTGTGTTCAATATATTAACAACTTTGATCCTGAAAAATCAAAGAACCCCTTTGCTTACTTCACTCAAATCATCTACTACGCCTTTCTTCGTAGGATCCAGAAAGAGAAACGTCAGAACGACATCAAACAAAAGATTTTGGAGAAGACTGGTTTTGATCATGTGATGCACACAGATGACTACGGGAACGATATGAACTCTAGTTATGCTGATATGGGCAGTATTAAAGAAAACGTTGAAATTAGAATGAACCGATGAGTGAACATCCAGAAATTGCCGAACACGAATGGATCGATGACTGCTTTCGTGTTTATGAAACAAAGTATGGTTTGTGGCACAGTGCCATGAAAGATGGTCGTGAACTTATTACTGCTATGACAAAAGATGTATGTATTGATATGACACGTTTCCACCTTAAAGGAGAACAAGAGGGGTGGGAAGATGAAAACAGTCGAGTTCTTAATGATGGTGTTGTTGGTGGTAAACTATGACCATTGCTTTAATTACAGACCAGCATCTAGACGGGCGTAAAGGTTCTCTGGCATTTTGGAATTATTTCGAGAAGTTCTATGAAGAAATCTTTTTCCCAACGCTTGAAAGAAAGGGAATTAAAACAATCATTGATCTTGGCGATACGTTTGACAACAGGAAAAGCATTGACTTTAATGTTTGGAATCGGATTCGTCGGTCTTATTTTGATCGCCTGGCTAGCATGGACATCACTGTCCACATGATTCTAGGCAATCATTGTGTGTACTACAAGAACACCAATGAGATTAACTCCCCTGAACTGCTGCTAAAAGATTATGAGAATATTCAGGTATACGATGGAGTTACTACTACTTACATTGAGGATACTCCAATTTGTTTCGTTCCCTGGATCAACAAAGAAAACCAAGAAGAGACCTTATCGCATCTTGAAAGCACAAATGCCGAGATCGTCATGGGGCACCTCGAACTCGATGGGTTTGAAGTAACTCCTGGTCTTAAGATGGAACATGGTATGGACCCTAAGATCTACAAGCGATTTAAGCAAGTGTTCTCTGGTCACTTCCATCATAAATCCAAGAAGGGTAACATCACATACCTAGGCAATCCTTACCAGATGTTCTGGAATGATTACAAGGATGAGCGTGGGTTCCATCTATATGATCCACCCACAAACAAACTGACTAGGGTCAAGAATCCCTATGAGATCTTTGAGAAGATCTTTTACAACGATAAGATTGACAACTACGATAAACTAGATGTCAATGAATATACTGACAAGTATATCAAGATTGTTGTTGAGGAAAAGACTGACTACCACATGTTCGAAGATCTAGTAGATCGTTTGTATGATGTTGGTGTCCATGACATTAAGATTGTAGAAACTTTTGTCAACGAGGATGACAACGACAACGAAGTCAATCTCGAAGTCAAAGATACGATGACACTTCTCAATGAATATGTTGACGAAGCAGATCTTTCAGTAGATAAAACCGAACTCAAAAAACTGATGAGGTCCCTATATATTGAAAGTTGTGAAGTTGCCTGATGTACATTCTCACGTTAGCTGATAAAATAGAAGGAGTGTTCTCTGTCATCTCCGAAGAGGGTGATCAGATCATTCCTATCTTTGAGGATGCTGACGATGCTGAAAGATACAATGGCATGATGGTTATGGATTCCACTAATCCTAAACTCCAAGTTGTTGAGATTGATGAAGAATTGATCGTCGGTGCTTGTGAAGAAAGATACCATAAATATGCTATAATAACCAAAGATGATTTCCTGATTCCCCCGAAAGATTTAGAATGATCGTATTTGAAAAGATCCGCTGGAAAAACTTCCTGTCTACGGGGAACGTGTTCACCGAGGTAGATCTAACCTCACACAAAACAAACTTAATCATCGGATCTAATGGTGCTGGTAAAAGCACCGTTCTTGACGCATTGACCTTTTCCTTGTTTGGTAAACCATTTAGGAAGATCAACAAACCGATGCTAGTTAACAGCATCAATGAGAAAGGTTGTGTGGTTGAAGTTGAGTTTAGTATTGGTAAGAACGAATTCAAAATCATTCGTGGAATCAAACCTAATACGTTTGAGATCTATCAAAATGGTCAGATGATTGATCAGTCATCGACAGCAGTTGACTATCAAAAGCAACTGGAACAAAACATTTTGAAGATGAACTATAAGTCTTTTACTCAAATTGTAGTTCTTGGATCATCTACGTTTGTTCCTTTCATGAAGTTGCCTGTAGCATCACGTAGGGAAATCATTGAAGACATTCTAGATATTCAGATCTTTTCAGTCATGAATACTCTGTTGAAAGACAAAGTACGTGACAACAACGAAGAGATCAAGGAACTAGAATATCAACTCAAGTTGTCTACTGACAAGATCGAACTTCAGAAAAATTATATGCTGGAGTTGGAAAAGAAAACAAAGTCTGAGATTGAAAAGAAAGAAGCAATTATCGAGACTTTGAAAGTAGATAAAACGACAGCAATGAAAAATGTTGCTGATCAAACGGTAGTTCTTGCTGACTACAATACTGAGTTGAAAACTCTTGCCGATAACAAGAAGAAACTCAAGCAACTCAATACCTTCCGTGTGAAGATCCAACAAAAGATCAACACCTGTAAGAAAGAGACTGAGTTCTTTATTAACAATCACGTGTGTCCCACTTGTACACAGGAGATTGGACAGGACTTTCGAGATCAGAAGATCAATGAGGGTGACAAAGAACTAATGACCTTAGAGAAAGGCTTCGGTGATCTTGAGAAGTCTATCGAGCAAGAGGAGAAGCGTGAATCAAAGTTCATGGAGTTGTCTGAACAAATTGTTGAGATTAACTCTATCATTAATCAACTGAACTACGAGATTACATCTTTGGATCAGCAGATTGGCAATAGAGAAAAAGAGATCGAAGATCTCAATGCTCCCACCAGCAGTAAGAAAGCAGAGTTTGAAAAACTAACTGCTTATGTTGATGAAAAGAAAGCGATTAAAGATCGATTCGTATCTTCCAAAAAAGATAAAGATACATTAAGTGTTGCTGGTCAATTGTTAAAAGATAATGGAATTAAGAGTAGAATTATAAGACGATATCTTCCAGCGATGAATAAACTCATTGGAGATTATCTTAGGAGGATGGATTTTTACGTTAACTTTACTCTCGATGAAAACTTTGAGGAAACTATTAAGTCTAGATACAGAGACATCTTTACTTACGAATCTTTCAGTGAGGGAGAAAAGGCTCGTATTGATCTTGCTCTTCTGCTTACTTGGAGGAGTATTGCTAAACTTAAGAATAGTGTGGATACTAACCTCCTTATTCTAGACGAGATCTTTGATGGTTCTCTAGATCAGAATGGTAGTAGTGAACTAGGATGGATCCTTAGAAACTTCGATGATAATACAAACGTATTTGTCATCAGTCATAAGGAGAGTTTAGAAGGGAAGTTTGATCGAACACTTAAGTTTGAAAAGGTGAAGAACTTTAGTGTTGTGAACCTATCGCTTGCCGAAACGGACTGAGTGTGCTATAGATAGTATGTACCCGCTTCAGGACAATGAACACGCCAAACTGGCAGCACCACTCTAAAAAAGATCAGAAGCGCCGTCTGAAGCCACAAGCGATGAGAGCAAGGCGAGCGGCACTCAGACACTTGAAGAACCGTCTACTGACCTCCGACAAGAAACGTCGGGGGTCTTATAGTATGTTCATCAACTGAGAGACCTATGTTCAACCAAGAAATTCGAGGAAACCTGGCACGACTGCTCGCTACTGAGAACCTTGTCGTCGAACACCGTAAGGTCAGCACTGCTTCCTTCGATGTCATCCGTCGTGTGTTGACCCTACCTTTGTGGGACAAGGCATCTAAAGTTGTCTATGACCTGCTGGTGGGTCACGAAGTCGGTCATGCCCTGTTCACACCTAACGATGTCTGGGACTTCGATGTTCCTAAAGACTTCATTAATGTTGTAGAGGATGCTCGTATCGAGAAGTTGATGAAGCGTAAGTATGCTGGTCTCAACAAAGATTTTTACAATGGATACCAGGAACTTAACGAGCAAGACTTCTTTGATATCGCTGATCATGATCTAAATAAGTTCAATTTGATCGACCGTATCAATCTTCATTTCAAGATTGGTGCCTACGCTTGTATCCCTTTTAACAAACAGGAACAAGTATTTGTTGATAAAGTAGCAGGTGTAGAAACTTTCCAGGAAGTTATCGACCTGTGCCGTGAGATCAAAGATTTCCTTGATCAACAGAAAGAAGACACTCCCCCCGCCGAGTTGCCTCAGTCTTCTCAGGAAGGACAAGAGTCTACTTCTGTTGAACCACAAGCACAGAAAGAGTCCCAAACCGAAACCGAGGTAGAAGATGATTCCAACGACAGCAATGATCACGGCAAACGTGATGAAGCCGATCTCGACACTCCTTTATACAACAACCAGGGCGGTGAAGACTATGAGTCACAAACTCAGAAAGCTTTTGACGAAGCAGCAGAAGAACTGACTAACCAACGTTCTTATGCTCAAGAACCTGTATACGTTGAGGTTCCCAAGGTCAATCTCGATAAAGTTATCGCTGATTATGATAAACTTCAGGATTACATGAGTAAATACTGGAAAGAACTTGCTGAGCAACGTGCTGAGCAGTGGGGCAACATCTTCGAAGGAGTTGATTCTGATTTCAACGACTTTAAGAAATCTTCTCAGAAGGAGGTAAACTACCTTGTTAAGGAGTTTGAGTGTCGTAAGTCTGCTGACGCTTACGCTCGTGCTGGTCAATCTAAGACTGGTGTTCTTAATACTTCTAAGCTTCATACTTATAAGTATAATGATGACATCTTTAAGAAAGTGACTGTTCTGCCTGATGGTAAGAACCACGGCATGATCTTTATTCTTGACTGGTCTGGATCGATGGGCACCGTACTCATGGATACTGTCAAGCAACTACTCAACCTCTGCTGGTTTTGCCGTAAGGTTCAGATTCCTTTTGAGGTTTATGCTTTCACCTACGAATGGAACGACTCTATTTTTGAGGGTGGTGAAGAAACTGAATACGTAAAAGAGTATGCTTACGAACGTAAGAACAACATGCTCTCACTCCACAAACGGTTCTCTTTGTTGAACCTTGCCACCTCTCGTAGCAACAGCAAGAGTTTTGATACCAGCATTAAGCATCTGTATCGTCTTGCTTACTACTACAGCAGGAATGCTATTTACTATCACAACCCTATGGGTCTTGATTTGTCTGGCACTCCTCTTAATGAAAGCCTGATTACTCTCAAGACTCTTATCCCTGAGTTCCAGAGCAAGAACAATCTCCAGAAGGTCAACGTTTGTATCTTGACCGATGGTGAAGGCAACAATCTGAGCTATGATGTTGACTTGGATGGTTACATGGGTAACCGTAGTGTTGCTCACAACTGTTTTCTTCGTGACCCTAAGATTGGTCGAACTTATCGTCACTTTGATTATGAACAGAAAAACGGTTTGACCACTATTCTTCTAGAGAATCTGAAAGATACTTTTTCACAAGTAAACTTCATTGGTTTTCGAATTGGTAATGGCAATGACTTCAGTCAACTGTACAAAGGTATTCATGGTTGGAAGCACGATCATGATGCTATTATGAAGCAGTGGAGGAAGCAGAAGTCTTGGGAACTCAATGGTCTAGGATATGATTCTCTCTACGTTCTTGGACAAACTACCTTGTCATCTGATGTTGAGTTTGATGTTGAGGTTGGTGCTAAGAAGAAAGAGATTAGTAAGTCATTCCGTTCCATGCTCAAGGCAAAGACCACCAACAAAAAGATTCTCTCGTCTTTCGCCACGGTCATTTCTTGAACTGTCCACTCTGCCCCTGACTCTGCCCCACTCTGCCCTATACTTATTTCATCAACAAACAAAGCACAATGCCTCGTCTCGCTCACATCGACATGATTCAACTCTTCTCTTACATTGAGAAGAACTTTGGCACTGAGGTTGGCACCGCTGCTCTCAAAGCAGGTGCTGATCACATGGGTTATTCTTATGCTACTATTGTTAACCGTATGGAACCCTACAAGACTGGTCGTGGTAAGTGGAACCTGACCATCGAAGAAGCACGTGAACAACTGGAAGAAATGGTTGCTCCCGAACGGGAAGATCGTAACCTTGTTCCTCAGAAAGATGACGGTTTTGTCCCGTTCGGGAACTTTACTGACCTCAAGAAAATCCTTGGATCTGGCATCTTCTACCCTGTGTTCATCACTGGTATGTCTGGTAATGGTAAAACGTTCTCTGTTGAACAAGCATGTGCCGCTCTAAATAAAGAGTTGATTCGTGTGAATATTACCATTGAAACTGACGAGGATGATCTTATTGGTGGTTTCCGTCTTGTTGATGGCAACACTGTTTGGCATAACGGACCCGTGGTGGAAGCTCTTGAGAGGGGAGCTGTGCTGCTTCTAGATGAAGTGGATCTCGCCTCTAACAAAATCCTGTGTCTTCAGTCTATCCTTGAGGGCAAGGGTGTTTACTTGAAGAAGACTGGTAAGTACATCACTCCTGCTCCTGGTTTCACCGTTGTTGCTACTGCCAACACCAAAGGTAAGGGTTCTGATGACGGTCGCTTTATCGGCACCAATGTGCTCAACGAAGCATTCCTTGAGCGTTTCGCTTTGACCTTCGAGCAGGAGTATCCCACTCCTTCTGTTGAAGCAAAGATTCTTAGCAAGATGTGTGATGATGATGAGTTCGTCACCCGCTTGGTTGACTGGGCAGACATCATCCGTAAGACCTTTAATGACGGTGGTATTGATGAGATCATCAGCACTCGTCGCCTGGTTCACATTATCAACGCTTATAAAATCTTTGGCAAACGTATGAAAGCAATCCAGTCTTGTGTCAATCGTTTTGATGACGAGACCAAGGAATCTTTCCTTTCCCTTTATGAAAAAATTGATGACCACGTAGAAACCACGGAGGAAGCATGAGAGACGAATTTAAGGACAATCGATTTCTAGATGAGATGATTCAAGACGCTGAAGCATACATTCAATACCAGGAAGAAGAGTTCCATGGTTATCGTGGATCGATTGCCCATCTCAAAGATGGGCGGTCTGGTAAAATCCTAGATGGTAAAGGTCTTAAACTGTATCTCCAAGATATTGACGGCGGCGTCTTTGAATGCTATCATGATGAACTGGATCACATCTTTACCCCTTGATATGAGTTTTAAATATAATGAAGAGGAGCTTCTGAAGGAGCTCCGTGATTACGTTATGAGTACGTACAACCAGCACTACTCCGCTGGCAACAACAAAATCCAAACACTAGATCTTATCGAAGCATGTGGTGATGCTGAAGCATTCTGTCGATCTAACATTCTGAAGTACGCTTCACGCTATGATAAGAAGGGCACTGCTCGTCGTGACATTATCAAGATTCTTCACTACGCTTTGCTCCTACTACATTTTTCTGACAAAACCAACGTTACTGAGGAGTATCCTAATCGATGAGTCAACTTTCACTTACGCCCCAAACTACATCTGTCCTGAAGAACTTCTCGACAATCAATGGATCTATTATGATCCGTGAGGGTAATGTGTTGAAGACAATCAGTGTTGGTGAAAACATGATTGCCCAGTATACTTCTCCAGAAACATTCCCTAAGACTTGTGGTATCTATGACCTTGGTCAGTTCCTTATGGGTCTGAGTTTGTTTCAAGATCCTGGTCTGAACTTTGATAACGATGAATATGTTACTATTCGTGGTGGTCGTCGTTCTGCTAAGTATTACTTCTCCGATCCTGAGATCACCCTGAAGTCTGCTCCAGAACGTGACGTTAAGTTCCCTGGTGCTGACATGGAGTTCTCTCTTTCTTCTGAAGATCTTGTACAACTTCAGAAGGCATCTGGTGTATACAATCTCCCAGATCTCTCTTTTGTTTCTACCGAGGACGGCACTATCAGCTTGAATTTGTGTGACAAAGAGAACGATACTGCTAATGCTTATACTCAGGAGATTCAAGGCACTGCTACTGGTGCTTATGAACTGTTCCTGAAAGTTGAGAACCTGAAACTGTATCCTGGTGATTACAATGTGAAGATCTCCAGCAAACTGATTACCGAGTGGCGTCATGCCAATCTCGATCTTGTATACTATATTGCTCTTGAGCCTTGATTATGAAAAAATTTCTTTGGGTTGAACAGTATCGTCCCAGCAAAATTGCTGACTGTATTCTTCCCGAGAATATTAAAAAGTCGTTCCACGGGTTTGTAGAACAGGGAGAAATCCCTAACCTACTGCTCGCTGGAACTGCTGGCATCGGTAAGACTACCGTTGCCAAGGCACTGTGTGACGAGATCGGTGCTTCTTACATTGTCATCAACGGGTCTGACGAGGGTCGTTTCCTTGACACTGTGAGGAATCGGGTCAGGCAGTTCGCTACAACGGTCTCCCTGACCTCTGGGGGCGCTCACAAGGTCGTTATTATCGATGAGGCAGACAACACCACTAACGACGTTCAGCTGTCCCTCAGGACCGCCGTAGAGGAGTTCCACAACAACTGTCGTTTCATCTTCACCTGTAACTTCCCTAACAAGATCATTGAACCTCTTCACAGTCGTTGTACTGTTGTGGACTTTAAGATTAATACAGATCAAGCAGTTGAGCTACAAGGAGCATTCTTTGTTAGACTGAAGGAAATTCTGGGTGAGCAAGGTGTCGAGTACCAAGATAAAGTTCTGGCAAAGGTTGTTAAGCGGTATTATCCTGATTGGCGTCGTCTTATTAATGAGTGTCAGCGATTCGCCGCTAGTGGCAGCATTGATTCTGCTATCCTTGCTGATGTTGCTGACATTAATCTAGACTCCCTGGTCCGTTCTCTTAAGAACAAAGAGTTTACTATCGTTCGTAAGTGGGTAGTTGATAACATCAACAATGATCCTACTACTGTGATGAGGAAACTCTATGATGTCTTGTATGACAACCTCAAGGGAGCATCTGTTCCCGAAGCAGTTTTGATCATTGCCAAATATTCTAGGGACATTCACATTGTTCCTGACCAAGAGATCAATCTCTTGGCATGTTTAATTGAAATTATGATGAGTTGTGAATTCAAATGATTAGCAAAAAAGAACTGATGCACCACCGACTCCAAGCGTGGTTGAGGGAAAATCAAAGTGATGATGTTGAGTATCTTGGAGAACGTCCCGACATCTATGGTGTAATGAATCACTGGTATCGTTTTGGTGAACACGAAGTAACTGTTGATTGTGTGGAGGACATTGAACTTGTCGGTTAAAACTACACCAGAAAACGTGAAAGAAGCGCATGAGGCACTGTTTCATGCTACAATGAATCTACCTGCTGCTGCCGCTCATTGTGGTATGACACAGAAAGAAATGAAAATGACCTTTTGGGAATACCTTAAATATCATGCCCCAGACTTTGAAATCCTTGAAGACTCCCCTCAGGTATCCAGGCGGGAAGAGTCGTGCCCTGAGTAAACTCTTTCAGTACATTCCTGATCTGAAAGACTACGATGAATATCGTGAACCATTCTTAGGTGGTGGTTCTGTAGCACTGGAAGTATCTAAACGATATCCTCATTTGGACATATGGGTTAACGATCTGTATGAACCACTGTATAATTTTTGGAGAGAACTTCAGGACCACGGCCGTGAAATTAAAGACATACTCCTCCAGCTTAAACAAAGGCACCCTGACCCCACTTCCGCCAAGAACCTATTCTTGGATGCCAAGGATTATCTATCAGGGTCTCACACAACTGTCAAGTTCCCCCCGTACAATGAGAACATCTGGCGTGCTGTTTCTTTTTATATTGTCAATAAGTGTTCTTTCTCTGGTCTCACTGAGTCGTCATCTTTCTCCAAACAAGCCAGTGACAGTAACTTCTCCCTCAATGGAATTGAAAAATTGACTGACTACCAAGCATTGATTGGCAACTGGAAATTTACTAACCTACATTATGAAGAGTTATTTACAGACTCCAAACGAGTATTCGTCTACTCAGACCCACCCTACGACATTAAAGATAACCTTTATGGGCGAAGGGGCAGTATGCACAAGCGGTTTTCCCACGATGGTTTTGCTGCTGCTAGCGATCGGTACATCGCTCCTCACCTCGTATCTTACAATTCGTCTCAACTGGTCAAGGAGAGATTCAAAGGGTGGACAGTAGCAGAATTTGCACACACCTACACCATGAGATCCGTAGGGTCCTATAATACAGATCAAGCAAGCAGGACCGAACTGGTCCTTATGAACTATGAAGTGTGAAGTCAAACTCTTTGTTGCTGGCAAGGTCTTCACAGAAGAAGTCTATGCTCGTAACTACCAGGAAGCACGTGAAGTTGCCCTGGCACGTAATCCCAATGCTAAAGTTATTGGAGTCAATGCTAAGTTCTAAGTTCTGGAGACTGTGGGCAAAAGCATTAGGTGAGAAAGATGGACGAACAGACCGAGAGGCAGATATTATTGCTGGCATACGCACCCTTATATTTGTTTCTTACATGGTCACTAACCTTTTTATTATTAGTGGAGTAATCAGACACTGGAATGGCGGAACTCAAAGACTACCTGTACAGCATCAATCAATCTAAGAAGAACATCCTGAAGGATGACCCTGAGGCGGAGGGAAAGTATCCTCCTTTTATCATTAACAAGTGTCTGTCGTCATTTACCGATAGCGTCTTGTATGCTAACGAGATGAACAAGAATCCTCATCTTGACAAGCGTCTTCAATATGACTTTTTTATAAATAGTTTGAAGCCGAGGAAACGTTTCACTCCCTGGTTACGCAAGGAAACTCTTGAAGAGTTAGAACTTGTAAAGCAATATTATGGTTACAGTCATAATAAAGCATTAGAAGCTTTAAACATTCTCACTAAAGAGGAACTTGATTTTATAAGAAAGACATTGAATAAAGGTGGCATGAAATGAGTACAGACATTGAAGTAACTTGGCAACCTGCCGATATGGTAGAGGTTACCTTGGGACAACCTGACGACTTCCTCAAGGTTAGAGAAACCCTCACACGTATTGGTGTAGCATCCAGGAAAGAAAGGAAACTATATCAGTCGTGTCATATCCTTCATAAGCAAGGGAAGTATTATATCGTTCACTTTAAAGAGTTGTTCGCTCTCGATGGTAAGAGCACAAATCTCTCACTGAATGATGTACAAAGACGTAACAGAATCATTCAACTTCTTTCTGACTGGGGTCTTGTTTCTGTAGTGGACAGCGAAAAAATTTCTGACGTTGCTCCACTCAACCAAATCAAAGTTCTCGCTTTCAAAGAGAAAGACGAGTGGACTTTGGAAAGTAAATATAACATCGGTCGTAAGAAGACTGAGGTATAATCCGAACAAACCGTTACGGTTACTACCGTAGCGGTTTTTTTGTGTCTTGGTTAAATAATATTGGATGCCTTCGGGGTCCAATTCAACTAAACTCTCGCTTAAATAAAGGAGAACAACCATGACAAATACTTGGGACATTTACTTACCCCACGCTGTAGGTCTGAGTGATGTGTTTCATCGATTGGATTCGATGACTCAACATGATAAGAACTATCCTCCCTACAACCTAATCAAGTATGACAACAGTAATTACGAAGTTCAAATCGCTCTGGCAGGATTTAAACCAGAGGAGATCGAAGTATCTACTGAATCAAACATTCTCAGAATTGCCACAACACATGCGAAACAAGATCCTAAAATCGAGTATGTCCACAAAGGCGTCTCAAAGAGATCTTTTATTAGAACATGGCAACTGGGAGATGATGTAAGAGTAACTGATGTAGATTTTACGGACGGTTTACTACGTGTTTCACTGGAGAAGATCATTCCAGAACACCAGAAGAAAACTGTATATGAGATTGGACAAAGAACGTCAAACAAACAATTGCTGACAGAATAAATATTGGCACAGGACCGCTTGTCGGTCCTGTCTTTTTTTAGTATAATAATAGAAACCAACTATGGTTATGAAGTCTATCAACATTATTCATTTGGTTTCAGGTGAGCAAGTCATTGCTAAGGTTACCGAGTTGAGAGATAAGGAAGGTGAACCCTTCTGCTTCTTGCTCTCGATGCCTATGGCATTAAACTTGGTTCCTAGTGAGGAGGGAGAAAAAGAAATTAGTTTGTTCCCTTGGAGTCCTTTCAGCGGCACCAGGGAATTTCGGATTGGTTTCGAAAAGATCATTAGTATAGGTGATCCCCTCCCCAATGTTCTCTCGGCATACGTTGAGATCAACCAACCTGTATATCCTGTACTAACACCAGAAGAGTTTGAGGTATTTAAAAAGGAGTTAAAACGATGAGTGAAGAAGCAGCAACATTGAATCCGTCTGTCGTAGTTCTTAAGACAGGCGAAAAATTGATCACTATCCTACAAGAAGTTTATGAAGGTGAAGGAGAAGAGCGTAAAGGTATTTGTCTTTTGATGAATTATCCTTATGAACTTTCTCTATTTTCTTCTCCGAATGAAGAGAATCCCGAAGCGGATCTTCAAGTTAAGTTTAGTAAGTGGTGTCCATATGCTATCGAGAGTGGATATAGAATTCCTTATGATGGTATCTTGACCATTGGTACACCAGATCCTGGTCTTTCTAAAGCTTATATGGCAAAGGTAGAATATGCTAAGAGCAGGGAAGCAGATGTTCCAGAACCACAACCAGCATCTGGATCTGAAGACAGTCCTAATTGGCAGCAACAGCAACAACTAGTTCAAAATGCAATTGCTGAGGCGAGTGTTCCTACTGTAACTCCTGAGGTAGTATGATCAAACTCCTCAAGTTTGACGGGCACTGGCTCGTAGCAGAGATTGAGGAACTGGGTGGCGTTGAGTTCGGTGACCCCGATTGTGTGCTAAAATACCCATGTGAGGTATCTCGGGATGGGGCAGTGCCCTTTCCTGAGTTCAGCGATGACCGAGAACTAGTCGTTAGATCATCCGACATTACTTTGATCTGTGATCCTAGCGCCATGTTCTCGGCACTTTACTATGACCTGAAAGACAAAGAGACGGAATGAAGTTTTACACCAGTGTTCAGCAAGCAGGGAACACTATCCTGGTTCGTGGTTATGATCATGGTCGGCAGTTCAGTGATAGGGTAAAGTTCAACCCGACACTGTTCTTGCCTACCGAGAAACCCTCCGAGTGGAAGACACTCGATGGCAGACGTGTACGTCCTGTGAAGCAGGGCACGATCAAAGATGCACGTCAGTTTGTTGACACTCACAAGGAAATGGAAGACTTTCCTGTGTATGGTCAGACCCGATACAACAATCAGTATATCCTTGAGGAGTATCCTTGGGATGAGATGAAGTTTGATATGAACCAGATTCGTATCTTCACGCTTGACATCGAGACTGGTGCTGAGAATGGTTTCCCTGATATTGAGACTGCCGACCAGGAGATCCTGCTGATCTCCCTGAAGGACTCTCACACTGGTCGTATCACTGTGTTTGGTTCTCGTCCTTATGAGGCGACAGACCCCGATGTGGACTACCTTGAGTTCCAGACTGAGGTAGGTCTGCTGAAGGCATTCCTCCACTTCTGGATCTCTAACTTCCCCGATGTGATCACTGGTTGGAACGTACAACTGTTCGATATCCCATACATCATCAAACGTATTGAGCGTGTGATTGGGGAGAAAGAATCTAAGATGATCTCACCTTGGAAGAGTATTCTCTACCGTGAGATCTACATCAAAGGTCGTAAACAGATTGCTTATGATATCAGTGGTATCTCCTGCCTTGATTATCTGGAACTGTATAAGAAGTTTACTTACACCAACCAAGAGTCCTATCGTCTGGATCATATCTGTTCGGTAGAACTTGGTGCCAAGAAACTAGACCACAGTGAGTATGATACCTTCAAGGAGTTCTATACCAAGAACTGGAAGAAGTTCGTAGACTACAACATCATTGACGTTCGCCTGGTTGACCAGCTGGATGACAAGATGAAGTTGATTGAACTTGCCATCACCATGGCATATGATGCTAAGGTCAACTTTGAAGATGTGTACTCACAGGTACGTATGTGGGACAACATCATCTATGTCTATCTGTCCAAACGTAATCTAGTAATCCCCCCCAAACATGAAAGCAGGAAAGATAACAAGTATGCTGGAGCGTATGTTAAGGAACCGACTCCAGGCATTTATGACTGGGTGGTCTCTTTTGACCTCAACTCCCTATACCCTCACCTCATTATGCAGTACAACCTCTCGCCAGAGACGCTTAAGGAGCATAGACATCCGACTGCCACGGTAGACCGTCTTCTGAACAAAGAGCTTGAACTGTTTGATCTGTGTGGTCAGACTCTGTGTGCTAACGGTACGTTCTACGATACCAATAAGCGTGGGTTCCTGCCTGAACTGATGGACAAGATCTATCAGGAACGTACCATTTACAAGAAGCGTATGCTCAAGGCAAAGCAAGAGTATGAGAAGAATCCCAGCACCGAACTGAAAAAAGAGATCGCTCGCTGTAACAACATTCAGATGGCACGTAAGATCCAACTGAACTCTGCTTATGGTGCCATCGGCAATGAACACTTCCGTTACTATCGACTGGAGATTGCTGAAGCAATCACTATGTCTGGTCAACTCTCGATCCGATGGATTGAGAACAAGATGAACGGATATCTAAATAAACTGTTACAAACAGACGGAGAGGATTATGTTATCGCATCCGACACTGACTCAATCTATCTTAACCTTGGACCTCTTGTTAGTAAATTTTTTGCTAATAAGTCTAGCGATAAAGCAAAGATTGTTGGAATACTTGACAAGATCTGTGAAGACAAGCTGGAACCATTCATCGAATCCAGTTATCAGGAACTTGCGAATTACATTTCGGCATATGAACAAAAGATGAAGATGAAGCGTGAGAACATCGCTGACCGTGCTATCTGGACTGCCAAGAAGCGATATATTCTCAACGTGTGGGACAGCGAAGGTGTCCGCTATGCTGAACCTAAGATGAAGATCTGTGGTATGGAGACTGCTAGGTCATCCACTCCAGCATTCTTCCGAGATAAATTACTCAAAGCTTATGAGATCATTATCAACGAAGACAATGACGTGTTGATTGACTACATTGATAGGGTCAAGGAAGACACAAAGAAAGAAGATTGTGTAAACATTGCTTTTCCCCGAGGTGTAAATGGTCTCAAGAAATACAAGTCTGTGGCGGACATCTATTCAAAGGGTACACCTATTCATGTCCGAGGTGCATTACTGTACAATCACTACATTAGCTGTAATAAACTTACTCATAAGTACCCTCTTATCCAAGAAGGAGAGAAGATCAAATTTCTCTACCTCAAGACACCCAACCCCATCCAAGAAAACGTAATCTCATTCTTCCAGAATCTCCCACCTGAGTTCAACGTTGAAAAATATGTGGACTACAACAAACAATTTGAGAAGTCGTTCTTTGAACCGCTAAAGAACGTGCTAGAATGTATCGGTTGGGACTACGAGCGGTCTGTTTCACTTCTATCATTTTTCTAATTATGGGTTTCCTAGATACTGTTATTAAGGACAGCAAAAATGAGTACGCTAGCTTCGTTAGCGACGGGATTGCTGCTGGTGATATCGAATCTTTCATTGATACTGGCAGCTATATGGTTAATGCCCTCGTTAGTGGTTCGATTTACGGAGGTTTTCCTTCCAATAAGATTACTGCCTTGGCAGGAGAATCGGGCACGGGCAAGACTTTCTTTTGTCTCAGCGTGGTTCGTTCTTTCCTTGATTCTAATCCTGATGCTGGAGTCATTTATTTTGAAACTGAGTCTGCCATTTCTAAGGACATGATTGAGAGTCGTGGGATTGATTCTCAACGTATGATCATCATGCCTGTAGACACTATTGAAGAATTCAGGACTCAAGCAATCCGTATCGTAGACAAATACTTAGAACAACCTAAAGATGAACGCCAACCACTGATGTTCGTGTTAGACTCTCTTGGGATGCTTTCGTCTTCTAAGGAGATGGAAGACATCACCAATGATAAGCAGGTTCGTGACATGACGAAATCACAGCTTATTAAGGGTGCCTTCCGAGTCTTGACACTCAAACTTGGTAAGGCTAACATTCCAATGCTAGTCACCAATCACACTTATGATGTTATCGGATCTTACGTCCCGACTAAAGAAATGGGAGGAGGAGTTGGTCTCAAATATTCCGCTTCTACCATCGTTTTCCTTTCTAAGAAAAAAGAAAAAGAAGGAACCGATCTGGTCGGAAACATTATTAAATGTGAGGCGAAAAAGTCCCGTCTGACACGTGAAGGGTCTAAAGTGGAGACACGATTATTCTTTGATGCTAGAGGACTTGAACGATACTATGGACTACTTGAGATGGGCGAGCGAGCGGGGATGTGGAAAAATGTTGCTGGACGTTATGAGATTGATGGAAAGAAAATCTATGCCAAAGCAATTCTCAAAGATCCAGAACAATACTTCACGCCAGAAATCCTCGACCAACTAGATAAACAAGCACAAAAAGAATTCCTTTATGGCACAGAAGATGAGTGAGAAAATTGAACTATCGATCCTCAGGAATCTTCTGTTCAATGAGGCGTACTACCGTAAGGTGGTGCCTTTTGTAAAACCTGAATACTTTGAAGATCATCATGAACGTATCATCTATGAAGAAGTTTGGAACTTCGCTAGTTCGTATGATACTGTCCCGACTTCGGAGGTTCTTATCATCAACCTTCAGGATCGTAAGGATATTACGGAGGAAGCGTACAACTTGGCAGTACAAACGCTCAAGTCGTTTGAAGACACGCCAGTTGAACACCAATGGTTACTTGACACCACAGAAAAGTGGTGTAAAGACCGAGCAATCTATCTCGCTCTACTTGAATCGATCAAGATTGCTGACGGAGGTGAATCGAAAGTATCAAAGGATGCGATCCCCTCGATACTACAAGAAGCCTTGGCAGTATCGTTCGACGAACATGTAGGACACGACTACGTTGAAAACGTACAAGAACGATACGAGTTCTATCATATGGAGGAGCACAAAACTCCATTTGATATCGAGAAGTTCAACATTGTCACTAAGGGTGGACTGTCTAACAAGACACTGAACGTTGCCCTTGCTGGTACTGGTGTCGGTAAGTCTTTGTTCATGTGCCACATGGCAGCAGCATGTCTGTCACAAGGCAAGAACGTTCTCTACATCACTATGGAGATGTCTGAGGAGAAGATTGCTGAACGTATTGATGCTAACCTGTTGAATGTTAACATCAAAGACATCGGTACTATTCCTGAGCAGATCTTTACCTCTAGGGTTGCTGAGATTGGTAGGAAGACTCAAGGTCGCTTGATCATTAAGGAATATCCTACTGCTTCTGCTCATGCTGGTCACTTCAAAGGACTGTTGAATGAACTGTCTTTGAAGAAATATTTCAAACCAGACATCGTGTTTGTGGACTATCTAAATATCTGTGCTTCGTCCAGGTATAAAGGACACATTGTTAACTCTTACACATACGTTAAAGCGATTGCTGAGGAACTCAGGGGTCTTGCTGTTGAGAACGACGTACCAGTCGTATCAGCAACTCAAACTACTAGGAGTGGTTTTGGTAATAGTGACGTTGATCTCACCGACACTTCTGAATCCTTTGGTCTACCTGCCACAGCAGATTTTATGTTTGCTCTCATTAGTACCGAGGAGCTTGAACAGTCTGGCAGAATCATGGTTAAACAACTTAAGAATCGATACAACGATCTTACCTACTATCGACGTTTCACAGTGGGTATTGACAGAGCAAAGATGAAGCTCTATAATGTTGAAGATTCAGACGCTGATAACATCCTCGATACTGAAGATGGAGATACGTTTGAAACATTCGGAGATGCTTCTTCTAAACAAAACCGCCTCGATAAATTCTCTCAATTTGTAATATGACTATCAATTTTTCTCGTTATGAAAAGTTCGTTGATGCTGTAACGAGTGATGCTTCAAAAGATTTTGTATATCTTTCTGACCGTCTCGTTGAGCTTGATCGAAAGGGTGCCAATATTGAGCGTCTTCTTACTGCTGGCGTTGGGATCAATGCTGAAGGTGGGGAGTTTCTTGAGATTGTTAAGAAGATGGTCTTTCAAGGTAAACCTTGGGATGACCACAATCGAGAGCATCTTATTATTGAGTTGGGCGATCTTCTTTGGTACGTAGCACAGGCAACCCAAGCACTGGGTGTGTCCTTTGAAGAGGTTATCGAACGTAATGTCAGCAAGCTTGAGAAGAGGTATCCAGGTGGACAATTTGACATTTACTATTCCGAAAACCGTCAGGAGGGTGATCTGTGACCGTTAGATTTATTCTATTCACTAAGGATTCTTGTGGTCCTTGTGGTCTGGTAAAGCGTTACTTTAACGCTATGAAAGACGAACGTACTGGTATCATCGAGGAAGTCCAACTTGAAGACTTCAGTGATGAACCAATTCCAGAAGAGAACCTTGCTCTTGCTAAGAAGTATGGTGTAACTGCTACTCCTGTTCTCGTTATCATTGATAAAGAGGATGAAAAACCGCTCGAAACTTTTATCGGCGGCACTTCAATCACTCAGAACATCCGTACACTATTTAAGTTGTATGATATGTAGTTTATGAAAAGGATTACTTAAATTCCCTCCCCTAAATACTAGGGGAGGATTTTTTTATGGCAAAACAACCTGCTAATATATCTCAGATAGTATCTCCAGTGCCCAATCCTGCTAAGGCAGCACTGAAAGCTATCTTAGAAGAGGTTGCTACATCTGGTTGGTTGAGACCAGAGAAAGCAGATAGTGGATTTAAGTGGCCTACTAATAGACAAGGCACTTACAAAATCTATCTGAACAAATCTATGTTGCTTGATGTCATTGCTAAAAATCCTGGTGGTATATCTGGTAGAGACAAGTATCAAATTGATCTCGATAACAAGAAGATAGTCTTTGAAATTACAGGAAAGACTGGTGCTGGTGGAGCACCAGATGCTAAGACTACTGCTGCTCAAGAACGTGGATCTGCTTATATCTTACAACGTGTTCTCAAGAATAACAAAAAGTATAATTCTTCCGAAGATATTAGAAAAGACACTCAAGCATACCGAGCACTAAAAGGTATCTGGAAACTGTCTCAGTTGGAGTTTGATGATTCCTGGTTAGATGATTATTACAAGCAGCAAAAGACTATGCTGATTGAATATTCGAGTCCTAGATTCACTGAGTTTATTCGTGATGGTGGGTTTATGAAATGGGTCACAGACTTGGTTAGGAATAAGTATCAAATTTCCCAGAAAGATAACTGGAACCCTGCTGATATCTGGTTGATTAAAGATCAGAATAAAACAATCAGAATGATTGAAGATTTGATTGATGGTGGTAAAAGTCAGACACTTCAAGAATTAAATGCTATTTTAAGAACTTTGTTTAGAGATGACATTGTAGTTGGTGTATCTCTCAAAAAAGTTTCTGGTAAAGAAGCAAGATATGAGAGAGTCAATCTTAGTGAGGCAGACTTTGCTTCGTATAAAGAGATGTATTTTGAGGTAGAGAAAATTAAGATTGATCTATCTCTGGGTAAAAATAAGAAAGGTGTCACCTCATTTGGTACACAGGATACAAGAGTTTTTGTTAAATCTCCTAAGTACACATATAATTTCCAGATTAAAGGTAATGATAGTTCTGGGTTCTCTAACTTGAAGTGGGAACCTACTCAAGAAGGAGCTGCCTCTGCTCGCCTAGGCAAAGCACCTGTTGATATGGTACAAAAATTGATGATCGACTATGGTGTCCGCTTTGATAACAAGCATGGACAGTACCCAAAGAGTCTGACGGACTTCACCAAAGACCAGGATGCCTATGCTAAGATAATCAAGTCACTGAGGCAGAAGGGGGTTGATACGGTTGTCGATGAAGACACAGCGATCAACAATTTCCAGGTCGTCCTTGCTACCGAAACTCATGTTGCTACGTCAAAGATGATGCAACTGTACTTCCTCGACATGCTCATGGGCATGAAAGAAAAGGAACGTAACAAGTTCATGACTGACATGACGTTCCTCGCCCAGAAGAAGGGCGACCGCTTTGGACCTTTCGGGAAACTGTACTGATGTCTAAGAACACCCACCTAGAACACTTGGAAGACAGCATCCTCTTTGACGGCAGTCAAGGAGCAAGAGATGCTTTTATGTTCTTGGATGAACTTGCCCAGACATTCAGTGGCAAACAAAAGAATACATTTAAAATTACTACGAAGTGGGATGGTGCTCCTGCTATTTTCTGTGGCACCTATCCTGGTTCGACCAGATTTTTTGTAGGCACCAAGTCGGTGTTCAACAAAAATGCTAAGATTAATTTTAGAGACACTGACGTTGATGTAAATCATGGTCATGCTCCTGGTCTTGTTTCTAAACTGAAAGATGCCCTTAAGTATTTTCCTGCCCTAGGTATTAAAGGGGTGGCACAAGGGGATCTTCTGTTCACAGACGACAAGAAGTATGAAACAATCAACGGAGAACGATGTATCACGTTCACTCCTAACACAATTACATATTGCATACCAGAAACCTCCGCTCTCTACGAGAAAGCAAAGAGGGCCAAAATCGGAGTTGTCTTTCACACAACGTATACAGGGCGCAGTGTTGATAGCCTTAACGCTACTTTTGGTTACGATATAACCAGACTCAATCAATCTGATGATGTGCTTGTACTCAGTGCTGAGACTGGCCAATTGGGTAAAGATGTGCTGTTGACACAGCAAGAAGTCAATAAGTTAAAGAGTATGAAGAGAGCATCTACTACTCTACTAAATCAATCAGCATCATTTTTAGATAGTGTAGCAGAACAGATCGAAGCAAACGATCAGTTAACTGTAGGACCCCGACTCAAGATCTATTTCAACACGTATGTCAGACAGGGACGACGAGTTAGTAGTGCTTCTAACTTTGTACGTGATTTTAAGCAGTATTTTGGGGGAGAAGTAAAGAAGGCAGCAGACAAAGTTAAGACCCCAAAAGCAAAGGCAGGTAAACTGAAGAAACTATACGATGGTCTAGACTTTATTGAAGCAAACGAGAATGCTCTTCTCAAAACAGTGGGTCTATATACTACATTACAGCAAGCTAAACTACTCTTCATTCGTAAACTAGAGAAGGGTGAGAAGATTCGTACCTATCTGAGAAGTGAGAATGGTTACAAGATAACCTCTCCAGAAGGATATGTTGCTATCCAAGAGGATGCTACGGCAGTCAAACTGGTGGACCGCTTACAGTTCAGTGTTGCTAACTTCAACGTATCAAAGGATTGGGTTGACGGGAAATGAGTAGAGCAGTCTTCACTTTTGGTAGGTTTAATCCACCTACTATCGGACATGAGAAGTTGATCCAAGCAGTTGCTAAGCAAGCTGGTACGGATGACTATCTTATTTTCACCAGTCACTCGCTGGATAAGAAAAAGAACCCTCTAAAGTCTGATATAAAGGTGAAGTATATGAAACTCATGTTCCCTAAACATGCCAAGAGTATTCAATATAACACAGATATTAAGACACCGATCCATGTGCTCCAGCATTTACAAGGAACTTATGAAGATATCACCATGGTAGTGGGCAGTGACCGTGTTGCTTCCTTTACAGGCATGTTGACAAAGTATAATGGTATTGAGTATACTTTCCGAAACATTGATGTAGTCTCTGCTGGTGATCGTGATCCCGATGCTGATGGTGCCGCTGGTATGTCAGCAAGTAAGATGAGAAAAGCAGCAGCAGAAGCAGACTTTGTTTCTTTCCAAACTGGTATTCCAGATACATTGAACATCGAAAAGAAGATGGAACTGTTTATGGAAGTCCGAAAAGCAATGGGCATCAAATGAGAGATTTTAGGGACATTAAGAAGACGGCAGACCAACAAAGGTTCCGCCTGAAAGAAGTTTATCAACCAGGAGACTTGGTGTTTAATACCAATACAGGAGAGAAAGGGAGGGTGCATCGTGCTGGTCCTAACTATGTTATCGCTATTACTGAGAGTGGTGATATGTTCCGTGCTTGGGTATCTGATATACGTGAAGTACAAGAGACTATAAATAAAGAAAGGAAAAGTAGTATTTTTACAAATAATGGAACGTCAAAAACCAACGACTGATATTAAACATAATGATGACTTCTCGAAAGCTCTAATTGAATCTTATAGTCGCTGGATGAGCGGCGGTGGTTTCGGCCAGCATCTAGAAGAAGGTATCCCTGCTGAAATGAAGCAAGGACCTGAGACACCAACTAGAGAAGGTGGTGCTGATGCTTCCACTTCTATCCCTGATCTCTCTGGCAAGGAGAATAAAGAAGATGATTTTTCTACAAAGGATCCCAAAGCAAATGCGGGTGCTCCTGATCCTGCTACCGATCTACGTGTCGGTGCAGGTGTCAAACAGTCTCATGGAGCAGAGATTAAAGACACCACGAAGGTGGTTGCGAGGGAATCCTGTGGGGACTGTTCTTACTGTGGAGGGAAAGGGTGCTCCAAGTGTGAGAAGGAAGATAAGAATACTATGAAGAAAGAAACTTTTGAGTTTGAACTTAATGGTGAGACATTCATCTTTGAGAAGAAGAATGCTGAAGGTAAAGAACAGGGTCTTGACGGCAAAGCTTGCTGGAAAGGTTATAAGAGAATGGGCACCAAGAAGAAGGGTGGTAAGACTGTTGACAACTGTGTCAAAGCAGGTTACGAACCCACTGGCGAGATGATTGACGAGAAAAAGAAACTCGATCCCGTTGGTAAGGAAGACAAGGACATCGACAACGATGGTGACCACGATAAGTCTGACAAGTATCTCCTAGCACGTCGTAAGAAGGTTTCTAAGATTATTGGTGCTAAGAAAAAGATGAAGGAAGAAGCAGAATTCCGTAAGGAGATCGACGAAGAAAAAAAGTGAAGACGGCACACGTCGAAGTGATGCCTGACATCGAAGACGGTGTGCCAAACGATAAAGGTGATAAGAAGAAAACTAAAAAGTATATTCTTAAAGCCCTTAAATCTCAGCAAAAAGAATCCGTTGATCTAGAGGAGGTAGCACCTCCTGGAAAAAAGTATGAGAGGATGGTCAAGCATATAAAAAAGAACTATCCTAAAGAAAAAGAGGGGATTGCTTATGCTACTGCTTGGAAGCATAAGAATAAGAATAAATAGTTCATGCACTATGCCATGAACCAATGCTTGCCTTCCTACTCCCCCTAGCATCAAAGATTGTTGATGCCGCTATTGCTAAGATTCCCGATGATGAGGAACTTGGTGAGAAGTTGATTGAAATCTGCCTACACATTCTTAGAAAAGCAGTATCACTAACCAAAACTGATGTTGATGATCAACTACTTGCTGTAGTTGAGAAAGCTCTTCTAGCTAGAAAAGAAGAACCAGCAGCAGAATAACCTCGTATTGGGGACCTTTAGGTCCCCTTTTTTTATAAATACATAATAGAAAAGTAGTCCCTGGAGATACAATGTCCTTATACGGTAGAACGGACAGCAATGCTAACAAGACCAAAGCTGGTCGTGGAGTGTCTGCATCGTCCCAAGCAAAACAAATTCTTTTTATTGACGACACCGAAGCAGCACTTGCCGAGAACAAGGCACGTGGTCTAAATGCTCCTGGTTGGTGGTCCTATTTCACCTACACTGATAGTGAAGGTCACACTCGCCATAAGGCAGAGATGCTAGTAACGATTGCTGGTCCTGATCTCAACGCTAATGAGACCCAGGCAGACGACGCTGCTGCTGCTGACGTTTCTGTTGTCATCACCATCAACGCTCAACCTATTACTCAAGCAGTTGCTGTTGGTGCTGTTCTCAGCTTGATTGCTGACGCTATCGCTACTCCTCCTGGTGACGCTTCTACCCTTCAATATCAGTGGCAGAAGAAATCTGGCAGACGTTGGATCAATGTTGGTGTTAATACTCCAACCTATGATGTTCCTGTCTACGCTGAAACTGATGCTGGTGACTACAGATGTAAACTCACCACCACGTCTGGTGCTGCTGAAGTAATCACTGCTACTGCTACTGTAACTACTGCCTGATGAGGGATGCTATTTGATGAATTGACCCAAGATAATTGGGTAATGTTTGCTATTAAACATTATGATAATCCCACATCAGTCACATACAGTGACTTCGAAGAAGATCTAAATAGAATTAAGTATATCAAAAGATTACTTCGTCGTTATGATACTACAGGTGAGTTGAAAACCCACCTTATATTAAATCATATTATTGTGATGTATAATGTGTTTGACGATGCTGCTACGCCTCTACTCTTTTATAAGATAGAAGCGACGTATTGGTCGATTTTAAAAGCATTTATGCTTTTCTTAAACAGATTACCCGAAAGTTTAAACGTTGATGTTAACCAAGAATGTCTGAAGCAACTGAATCTAATTTGAATGAAATGATGGCAGGTGATGGCAGCGGTCTCGCTATGCCCCCTGCCTTTGTGTTCGTCAATACCAAGAAGCGTAGGACATATAAGAACTCGGATAAGGTTGACGGTAGAACCAAGGGTGCTAAATCAATGCTCTCTCGTATTAACAAACGTAAGAAAATGAAAGAACAGGTAGAAGAAACTATTATTTCTGAAGCTGTGCCCTCAGAAACTGAGAGAGCACAAAAGCAGATCGGTCAGATGAAAAAACTGAACCGTGCTAAGGATCTTCAGAAGAAGCGTGATGACGCTAAGAAGAAGATGCAGAACAAGACGAAAGAAATGGACACACTTATGAAGGCACGTCTTTCTGATTTCAAAAAGAAAGCAAGTGACCAGACTAAGAAATTGAAGAAAGAAGAAATTACTATGGATGATACTATGATTACTGAAACTACTGATGCTCTTGAAGTTGCTTTGAATGTTGCTACTTCAGAACTAAATCCTAACGGCGAAACTTCCTTTGCCAAGATCACATTTGGTGATGGCACTCAACAGAACCTAGACACTTGGTCTGCTAAGCGTATCGCTGCTACCTATGCTCAATTGGATGAGCCCAAGCAACAGCAGTTCCGCTACATGCTTAACAAAGATGCTGCCACTTATCAGTCCGCTTTAGATTTTGCTATCAGGAATAACTGATCATGGCATTCGGTCTTCAGAAGTTAGCTGTCCTTGAAAGCAAACTTGGTATATATGAAGATCTCTCCAAAGAGATGCTTGACAAACTTGAGAAAGCAGTCGGGACTATCTCGGATAATAGTAACAAGATTGCTATTATCTTGGAACGCCATGAAAACAGATTGGATGAAAGCGAACGTTCCGACCAGTTGATCCTCAAGATGCTTGAGGAGATGAAAGAACGTCATGATAAAGATAACGAAACCATCCACAATAGGGTGTCTACTCTCCAGAAGAAAGTAGACACCAATGCTAAGTTTGTGATCGGTGCTGGTGCTGTTCTCGCTACCCTTGTGGCGGTGCTACAAGTGGTCCCACCGATCATAAAAGTATTGACCCCTGCTGGCAACACTGCTACAATGGATCTAGTGAATCCAGTCGTCCGTGAGCTTTCTTGATACCAAATATATCCAATTGGTTTCTCCACAACTCAATAAGTTTGTAAGGAAAAATGATCGAACGTACAATTTTCGTTGCCCTTATTGTGGAGACTCTAAGAAATACCAGAACAAAGCTCGTGGGTATCTTTTCAAGATCAAGAACGACTTCGTGTTCAAGTGCCACAATTGTGGAGTAGGACGAACGTTCACTAATTTTCTAAAAGACCAAAGTCCTATGCTTCATGACCAGTATGTCATGGAGAGATACAAAGAAGGACTGACGGGAAAAAGTACACAGACAGCGAGTCCGAAGTTTGACTTCAAGACTCCTGTTTTTAAAACCTCAAATGTAGTAGATCTTACACCCGTTTCTGAACTAAATAAAGAACACCCCGCCCGAGACTATCTTGAGCGTCGAAAAATTGAAGACCTAGATTCATTCTATTACTGTCCAAAGTTCAAGGACTGGACTAATCGTCAGAAGAAAACATTTGATACTCTTCGCCAAGATAGTGCCAGAATTATCATCCCACTAAGGGATAAAGATGGAACCATGTTTGGTTTCCAGGGAAGATCTCTTGCCCCTAAAGCTAAGATCCGATACATTACTATTATGTTAGATGAATCCATGCCTAAAGTGTATGGATTAGATCGTATTGACCCCAGTCAAGAAGTATATGTCACAGAAGGACCCTTCGACAGTCATTTCATTAGAAATGCTATTGCTATGTGTGGTAGCGATGTTGACCTCCGCTCTTTTGATTATTCATTTGTCTACACCTACGACAACGAACCCAGAAGCAGAGAGATTGTTGCTAAAATTGAGGGAGCGATCAGGGGTGGAAATAAGGTAGTCATCTTCCCAAAATCTATTAAAGAGAAAGACCTGAACGACATGGTTCTCGCTGGACATGACGTACAATCTCTGGTAGAATCAAACACTTACAGCGGACTAGAAGCACAACTTAAACTGAACGAATGGAAACGAGTATGATCAACGTACAGAAGCGAGATGGTTCTGTAGAGCACCTGAACCTTGATAAGGTTCATAAGATGGTTGAGGAGGCATGTAGCGGTCTCTCAGGCGTCTCTGCTTCACAGGTAGAGATGAATAGTGGTATCCAGTTTGAAGATGGTATTACTACTGAGCAGATCCAAGAGATTCTTATTAGATCTGCTAGTGATCTCATCACTTTGGACAATCCTAACTACCAATTTGTTGCTGCTCGCCTGCTGCTGTTTGGTCTTCGTAAGCAGGTGTTCAATAAGACTGTCTGGACTGATGGTATGCCCAGTGTCTTTGATGTAGCATTGTATAATGCTACAGTTAACAAAGTATACGATGAAGATATCCTAGATAAGTATAGCGATGAAGAATGGGTCAAGGTCAATAGTTGGATTGATCATGATCGTGACTATCTATTCACTTATGCAGGTCTACGTCAAGTCACTGACAAGTACCTCGTGCAGGATAGAAGTAGTGGCGAAACATATGAGACGCCACAATATATGTACATGATGATTGCCCTGACTCTCTTCGCTGATTACCCACTCGCTACGAGACTCGATTATGTCAGACGATACTACAACGCAATCAGCAAACACAAAATCAACATTCCCACACCTATCATGGCAGGAGTGCGAACTCCACTTCGACAATTTGCTAGCTGTGTGCTTGTTGATTCTGATGACACCCTCGATAGCATCTTTAGTTCTGATATGGCTATCGGCAGATATGTTGCACAAAGGGCGGGAATCGGTATCAACGCAGGCAGAATCCGTGGCATCAACAGTAA